GGTAAAATGTCAGCAATCTTCAATACTAACGACCTGCAGGAAATGGCCAGTAATCACAAGTTCTACAAGCAGGAGGATGAACGCAATGTCTTGGAGAAGTACGCCTGCGACGTTCTTTTCAAGGATATTCGGGATCACTCCGAGACGCATGCCGCTAGTATTCGGCAAAATCTTAAGGAAGAGATCCGACAGGGTCGTTCGCAAATGATGATTTGGAAGTGTAGGGAGACTACTTATTATCGGGAGCCTGGTGCTTTTTCCGATTGCCGCCACAGGGAGAGCAACGTGAATCCTGAGGTTACGCTAGAGGAGGTTGTAAGCGGAAGAGGGTGGGATTATGATATCTTTGTTCCAGCAAATGGTTCATATAAGGTCAGTAATACTCTGCGGCTGACAAATTGTCTATATCTGCTGGCTCATCACTTTGGTCCAAACTTCTCCTGTTCTATGAAGCGGAGTCGTTTTGAGACGAATGACCTCTATCATGTTTATGAGGTAGAAGTATGGCTTCGCTGGCATCCAACTGCTAGGAATGGCGCAGTAAAGGAGGCTGTTGATAAGGCAGTTGAGTCATATCAGATTCGGAATCCTGCTCCTTCCGTTGAAGAGGTTCCCTGCCAGTATTGTAACCAATTCTATTCTCATGAAGGTTCTGGTCCAGCAAATGATTACTGTTCAGTTCTTTGCCATCGGAGGGATTACGGCGTCTGGGATTATTAAAAAAAATTGATTGATAGGCTGCGGAGTAGCATAATTGCGGCCCCCAAATAAGAAATCAAAATGAACACTAATTTCAGCAATTATCTCAGTAATACTCTTGGATTTGTAATGACGCAGATTCAGAGTGGTGCTGCTTGGATTTACAAGCAGAACTATTCTGGATTTTATGAGAAGTTCTCAACTAAAAAGGAGTGGCTTATCCTTTCCTGTGTTAGCCTTTTCCTGACATATATGATTTCCTTGTATCTCATGTATACTCCTCCTCCAGTAAAGCCTCGGGCTATTAAGCGGAAGTTTGAGGACCCCCTTGAGGAGCAGCATCGTCACATTAAGCGTCGTCTTTCTATTCAGGCGGAGAAGTACCGTCATGCTTCAGCCTTTCAGACTATCCAGCAGCAGGTTGGAGAGGACCCCCGCAGTTGGCCTGTTATTCTTCTGAATGAGGTTATCCTTCTGCGGGAGGATCTTGCACGGATTCAGAAAAAGGAGTTCTAGATGGAAAATTAAAAAATACAAAAAAACAAGAACAAAACCAAAACTTTTTTATCTGGTTGACATATAAAAGAAATTTTGTAATATTATATAATGGAGTATTCTCGGAAAATTTGTGTTGAATTAGAAGATTTTAATAATCTCTTAGCATCGGGACATGACAGTACTATGTATCTTAATTTTTCTCTATTTTTTACTAGTCTTTTGGGGTTTTCTTTTCTGGCAATTGTCCATCAATTTCTTGCCCTTCAGAAAGAAAATGATGGATTGCTTCAAGTGAAGAAGTCTTTGATGGATCATATTGTAACTCTGGAGGCAGAATTAACGGATGCTTATGCTAACGAGGAGCAGGAACAGGAACACCAAAAGGAAGAGGAACATGAACAGGAACACCAAAAGGAAGAGGAACATGAACAGAAGCAGGAACAGGAAAGGGAAGAATTAGACGATCTAGCAGATGACACGAAGCCTCACGCAGATTAAAAAATGTTTGTATTGTTTTTCTTTTTTTTGATTTTCATATAGACCTAGAAGGATTGGTTAATTTAGATAGCATCTACATTCACCTCCTCATCATCGGCCTCAGTGCGGTCAAACTCAATGCCATCCTCATCTTCATCGGAACCAGTGCCAAGTGTCCCATTGAAGAATCGCTCATCTAACTCAAGATTCATATCCTTGAGCTTGGAAATCTGCTTGGAGTTGAAGACACCAATAATGTGCGCATGAACCGCAGACTTCACATCGCCACGGTCAACCACAACCAAGTTTCCTACATCAATCCACACCTTTCCGCCCTTTCCAGTCATCCGGCCAATAATCTCTGCTCGGATAAGGCGATCTCCACCAAGCCAAACACTAAAGGCTCCATTTCCCAACTTCTTATCAACCTTGCCTACAACAATTTCAGACTCTGCTGAAGTAAGGACAATTTCCTTGGTGACCACATCATCAAGAACATCATCCACCATCTTTCTATTCTTCTTTGACTTGCCTCCCTCCTTGTTGGAGCCCTTCTTGGCCTTATTACCTCCCGTTGTATTCTTTGGCATTTCTTACTTTAGGATTACGTCTTTTACTTTGCAACTACCCCCAACTTTGGTATTTACAGGCTTCAATTTTTTGTGCGCTAAAATTTGACCATGTTTGCGGGCAGATATATTAACAGTAAAAACTAAAGAAAAATGCTTACTCGTAATCTATACAACCTCCAAGAGGTTAAGGTTTCCCTAGCATATGCGATGCTTGTACGTAAACTTCGGGAATCACTCTTTTGGGCTCAAGAAATTCTAGCAAGTGAATGCGGATGGGAACTTGGTGATGTTCTTATGCAGTTCTGGCTTCAGTATTGCTGTCCACATGATATGACTCTGCCAGTTGCTATCAAGAATCTTGAATATGAAGGCGATATGGATGCCACAATAATTGTAGTAATAATGCGTCTTATTCAGGCTCAGACAGGTGAAAATATGATTATGGAAATCTTTGTAGAGGGATTTAATCGGTACCCTTTCCCCAACTATAAAGTCAAACCTACAAAGGAGAACGCACCATTTGCTAGATTGTTGTCAGAGAAGTCTGGTATTCCAGCAGTAATATGTCTTGAAATTTGGAAGGCTCTGGAAAAGGGCGAAGTTAGTCGTGCGTGGCATATTGCTTTTCAACAGGGAAAAGGCAAGGAAGGAGCAGTGGCTGAGATTATTCCACTGCTGGCAGAAGGGGTCCCTGTGAAGACAATTGACTGTCTGCTGGAACTTAGTAATATTCTAGAATTAAAGGTTCATTCCTACATTGCGTGCTTCTTGCTTATAGGGCTTTCCAAGGCAGAAAAGATTAAGGCTCGTAAGAAGACTGAGATTGAATATGATAATATTCCCGGTTTGATGCTTTCAGTTACCTCATGGTTTAAGAAGCAGGGGACAAGGTCGGGCCGTATTCATGCTATTGAATTGAGGGCTCTATATGGCCTAGAGAAGAAGGCCGAATTACAAGAATTATATGATATCTACCCCCACTTGAAGGATGCGACACCTTTCTGGCAGAGAATTATTGCGGGATACGATTTGACAGACGATAATAAAAAAGAGGAGTTCTATGAAACATGGTTTCCAAATGATATTCCAGATGAATGGTCGCTGGAGGATCAGAACATGAGCCATCGGTTGAATGGGAAGGTGGCAGAAGATGATCCACTTAAGTTCTTAGAGATCTTTTATAGAAAGTTTCGGAAGTCACGCCGAGCCGGAGCATACAAGAAACTTGTGCTCGGTAGGGATTTTAGAAATATGGAGGTATCCTAGATAGAGATGGCGTGGAATGTATATCTGCTAGTTTCAGCGGAGGGACCAACATATGTCGGCGCTACAATTGATTTAAATCATCGGTTACGTCAGCATAATGGAGAAATAAGTGGTGGAGCAAAAGCAACTTCTAAATGTGCTGGAAGTTGGAAGCGGGTTTGTCATGTAGAGGGATTTGCGGATGAATGCGCTGCTCTCCAATTTGAATGGTCTTGGAAGAATTGGACGAAGAAATTCAAGGGTGGAAACCCCTTAGAACGACGAATTAAAGGATTATGTGGACTTGTTAATTCTGAAAAAGCAACTAGTAAGGCAATCCCTTTTACTTCTTTAGAAAATCCCTTGATTTTTGTTATAGAATCTGAGGTTGTTGGTGAATTATGGATGCGTCAAGCAGATAAATTATGGGATCATTTTATTGTTGAATCTGCGATTGAAGAGTTTAAAGATTAAACCACATATGAATATAATGCGCCAAATTAAAACAACTTCAGCCGATCATGAAGATGAATTCGCTCATCGTTTATTGACAGATAGTGATGAGGGATTCAAGGGAACTTTTTTAGATATTGGTTGTGGAAATGGTCGTCATAGTAATAATACTTTTACATTGGAAGAAGCAGGATGGAAAGGAACACTAGTTGATAGTCGGAGGGAGGTTATGGAGTTTAATACTCGTATTCGCAAGTGTCGTCTTTGTGTTGCTGATCTAGTTAGTGTAAACTGGCATGAACTTATGCAGAAGAAGCCCGAAGATATTTTAGTGGTTGATTATATTTCTTTTAAAGTGGATGATAATATTCTTGAGTGTGTTAAAAATTTCCCGTGGTCATCTATTCGTTTTCGTGTTTTAACGTTCACGCATAATGAATTCAAGATTGGTCCGGCAACTAAGGAAGCTGTTCGGCGTATTCTAGCAGAGGCTGGATATTTTCTGCTAGCAGGCGATGTCTGTAATGATTATGAATACAAATCTTTTGCGGATTGGTATGTTGATCCGAAGACTGTATCACCGGCTGTATTTATGAAGTACGCAAATTATGGTGTTCGTGGTATTGAAGTCATTTACAAGCAGAAAGTTCCTTTGGCACAAAAGTTTGTAACGCATTCCGCTGATCTTCAAGATGAATTTGCGGCGCGGTTGCTTGGCAATAAAGGGCGCTTCTTGGATATTGGATGCGGGCACGGAATTTATGGAAATAATACGCTTGCACTTGAACATCTTGGCTGGGATGGACATATGATTGATTTGGATATTGAAGCGTGGAAGTGGAATCAGGTCAATAGAAAGGCAAAGTCATTTTGCGATGATGTTACAACATGTGATTGGAATACAATTCTTGGTAAGAAGCCCGATGAAAAAATTCTAATTGATTTTATTTCATTTGATGTGGATGACGCTACAGTTCCAGCACTCAACCACTTTCCATGGTCAACAGTTCGGTTTCGTCTTATGACTATTGAACATGACTTCTATCGTGTAGGTCCAGCTACACGTACTGCTATTCGTGAAAAGATGTCTCAGCATGGGTATATTCTTTTGGCGGGCAATGTATGTGCGGACTTTCTTTATCAGCCATATGAGGATTGGTATATTGATCCGAACACAATTTCGCCTATGGATTTTCTTCCTTATGTTTCTAATGGTTTGCGTGCTGCAGAGGTAATTTATACTCCCCGAACTTAAGAGTTTTAATTGTAAATATATATATGGCAGCGGAGCATAATAAAGCATATACGAATTTTAAAAGATATAATGAAGGGCTAAAAGAAATATCAATAACCGAAGAAGTAGAAGGAGGAAGTGAAATACATCAATGTAAATATTTCATTGATTATCTTATAGCAAATCCTAATATAAAAAATATCTTAGAAATTGGTTTTAATACAGGTATCAGCGCTGCTTATTTTCTATCTGCTAGAGATGATATAAAAGTGATAAGTGTAGATATTGGTCATCATAAGTATATTCATGAATGTAAAAAACTAATTCATGCGCAATTTTCAGGCCGGCATACACTTCTTATTGGTGATTCAAAGATAGTAATTCCACAGTTAAACAAATTAGAACCTGGATTCAAACCAGATTTAATCTTTATTGACGGGGATCATGGAGAACCAACACCTCTTATTGATGCTAGAAACTGCTTAGCTCTA